GGTGTGCAACCTCAACTGGGTCGCCGTTTTCATCATACGAATTGACAGCTAAACCGCCCGCACTGAACTGCGCTAACTCTGCAAGACCGTCCCTGATTGCAATACCGTTTGAACGAGCAAGCAAATTTCCCCCACCATTCTCAGGATCAGCAAGAAATTCTTCCTGCGGAATCTCGGTAATATGTGCGCCTGTGTCTGTTCCTTCCTCGACGTGCCAGAAATGCTGGTTTGTATTGTCTGCTATTTTTCTGACCGCAGATACTGCTTTCTGAACGCCCTTTATAATTACATTTGTTTCCTTGATTTCCTGCGTAAGCACAGTGTTTATACGTTGCGCATATGTATTATCTGTCGGAGGAGCAGTTGCATTTCCAACAAGAAACGCATTTCCACCACTTACACGCACTTGTACATAATCTCCCGCTTTTGCATCTACCGTTCTGCTTACTGGAGTTTCCGAATTTTCCTCGCCGCCCGGAATATGCACCCAGATTGTATCACCTTCCACACGAACAACACGGGCAGTAGTGTCATAAGGACTCGTCTTTTTCTTATTAGTTTCCCTTATTATCTGCTTAAATCCATTAAGGATTTCTTCCATAACTGAACTCATTACTAAACCCCCATGATTTCTTCGGATGTTCTTGCGCTATATCCAAGATCAATACTGTGATTACTGACATAATACAAGCCATCCAGATTCTGCGCCGGATAATGCATTCTAATAATGTCTCCCGGCATAACTCTAGGGTCATAACGCCTGTCATAGGATGCAATCTGTCTGGTTTTCTGTTCTTCCCTCAGTCGCCGCTGTGCATAACTCGCAATCGTTTCATTTGCATTTAATACGCAGTCGCTTTCCTGCATCCATACTTCACGCCCACGATTCGGTATTGACAGTGCGCTTTCTTCCGACTCGTCCCTTGCAATACCTATCATATCTTCCAGTATTGCCATAAATACATTCGGGCAATCAAACCAGTCTGCGGTTATCTTTATCTTGGTCTCAATTATATCGTATTCCAATGGATCAAATATAGCAACCTCTTTGGCGTTCTGATTATCCATCAATGTAATTGTTCCGTCGCCCTCAATCCGCATCCTCCAGTTCATTGCAGTTAAGATGCGCCATACCATTGTAAGTCGCGTTTCTCCATCCTCTGCAATAATAGCAGATCTGAGCGGCGGAGCATCCCCTTCCACAACAATAGGAGCAGGAGTAACAGACAATAGTTGCTTAATTAATGTTGCACCGCTTATATTAGTTGGTGCGTACCATCCACGCAGTAGATAAATATCATCTGCGGGCTTTAACACGGAATAACACTCCAGTTCATTTGACCTATGCCGCCCCGCAGATATCGTAGCGCCGGGAGAAGTTGCGAGTCCTGTAAACAGGGCAACCCTGTCTGCGTCGCCTGCTTGTTGTGTAGTCAAATATATTCTTATCCATTGTTCAACCCCGTGCGGGTAGTCTCCGCAGTCCACGCTTGCAGACTGCATGAGACCTGAATCTTCACGTTTTATCGAGCCGCCCTCAACATTGACTGTGTCAATATCCCGCCACGTCACAGGGTCAACAATAGTCATATGATATGATGCACTATAACCTTTTGACCAATTCATTTATATTTGCCCTCTCGCCTGAGATGCCAACCATTCTTCATAAGTCATTCCGTCAAGTTCTTCCGGGTCAACCCGTGTGATATTTAAAGTAAAACTTGCCACCATACTGCCTGTTTTATGAGAATATTCTTCTGACACCTGTACATCAGCGGCATAACTTGAGCCATCCTTTGTCCTTACATGACAAATACCTGCATGAGTTGCAAGTCGTCTCATAGCCTCAATTGTTTCTCCATCTGTAAGCGTCAACGCAACTGCGCCAACCTCTGACTGTCTGCTTACTGCCGGATTCCAGTCACCCTGTATTGAGCCGCCAAGATAAGCCGTTTCCTGAAAGTCTTTTTCCCACTTATTTGACAAGTCAATATTTCGAGTGAGAATAACCTGACCATCGCCAAAGTCAATAATGTTGTAATCCGTGTTTTCTATTGTATCAAACAGATCAACCCATGCAAAGTGATTGTCTTCCGTTATGTAGTCGCCGTTTATAGTCCTGTACACAAATCTATAACCGCCAAAACTGCCTATGGTCGGATATGGATCAACATACATTGTACCCCATTCAGCATCCTGATAAATAAGCTGTGGCATGTCAACTGACAACCTGTAAATATCACAAACATCACCGACTCCTACACCCGCAGGGGCAAGTGGCGTGAGCTTTGCAATAAGCGCATCATTGTCAATGATAAGCTGTGCATTCGGAACAATAGCCTGTCTTTCCCAATGAACCTCAAATTCTTTTGAAGCCTCTGCAGACTGCCCCAGTTCATCTTTAATTGTCGCCACGACTCTATAAAAAGCCTCATCATCAAGATGCCCGATCAGATCATCCTGAGTAATTGTAATCTGCGCTTCACCTGTCTGAGTTGCAATTGCAATTGTTTCGCCCTCATAACCGTTAAATTCACTTTCATCAGGCCTGTCCACATGATAATCCCTTGCACGCTCAATTGATACAATTGTAGTCCCGCCTGCGCCTGCGCCAGTAACAGTAATTGTAAGCGGCATAACACGCAGAGAATACGGTACTGTTCTTGTTTCTCCGTCATCATCCGTTATTACAAGATTTTCATATAATGAATCCTGTGTAATATCAATTTCCAATGGTTCTGCAACATGAACAGACACAGGCGTGCTCCAATCGTCTGATAACTGACCAGAGCCGGAACGCACACGAACAGCAAGGTTATGGATTTCACCCGCCTGCCAACCAAGTAGCCCGGAGTCAAGCGTTATAAACTGCGCTGTCGTTGTATGTCCCAGAATGCTGTCCTGTATATCATACCAGTCTAACGCAGACGGGTCTTCATCGCCCTCAGGCGTGACCGGGCTGTAATTTGTTCCGTCATATACAAAATATTCTTTACCGCTTACAACTTCGGTATCTGCCGTAAGAGCATATTTGCCGTAATGCGTGCCATTTGCATCAATAATAACATCTGTTACCTCTGCATAAGCCTGTGCTGTTCCGTCTGTACTGGAATAACCCCATGACGCAGTAACTGTTCCGCCGACAACAATTACACTGCTTGACAGTGTAAGAGATGGGATAGCCGGAGCGGATGCAAGACTGATAGATACTATATCCGAATAAGGGCTGTATGTCTCAACTTCTCCTGCCACATATACAAGTCTTACTCTGACAAACCATTCAACACCCGTAGCCAGTCCTGAAATATTCCATCTGGAAGCATTTATGCTGCTGACAGTATATGTAGACGGGTCGTCTGTGGATTCCCACGCATCTTCATGATCTGCCCATGAGAGCTCAGCCCTGTTTGCTGTCGCCCATGCCCAGTCCCATGCAACATTGATTGTTCCCACAATATTTGTTGCTGAAAGCGTTACTGTTTTTGGAGCAATTGGGATATTTCCTTCAACAGAAATCTCAGTTGACTGCATATTAGGGCTTATCGTGTAATAAGTAACGCCGTCTTTAGTTTTGTATGAGCTAGAACCCTGAAATGCACGCACTGCAAAAGTAACATCGTTCAAGTTAGTCCATACCGGGCATTGTACTGTTATCTGAGAAACGCCATGCGGAATTATGCCGATAATATCACCTTTTGGATTTGTACTTGTTTTAAAATAAACAGCAAGCCTTGAATCCGGCACATCTGAGTCATTTGTTACTGACAGTGTTACCCGATATGTTGCCGGGACAATATCATCAATGGAAAGATTCCTTGGAGGCTTTAAACTTCCTTTTTGAGCAATTACAGTTTTGCCATAGTTCGTATTTTCTTCATAGTCATGCAGTGCATTAACACGAACATACAGTATCTCGTCAAGGCCAACCTTCCCGTCAATACGATTTACAACTTTATCAAGCCCGTTATCTTTTTTGCCGTTTCCAGTGTCCTTAACGGTCGTTAATTCCTGCCAACTCGCTCCTGCAGGAAGCGCCAGATTTGCATCTGGTACAGAAATAACATACTCGAGTTTAACGCTATCTGCTGGTCTTTGACGGTTTGCATCTAACTGCCAAACAACTGTTATCTCAGTAGCATCTGCACCCGACACAGAGACAGCCTTTGTCTGCTTGGTGTCTACCACGGCCTGATTCGGCTTTGCGTATACATGACTTGCATAAGTCCATGGAGAATTTACTCCGTTCTTACCATTTGCACGAACCCTAAACCATCTTGCATACGAAGCACCATCTGCAAGCAATGTGGCGGGTTCATCTATGGATGTATTATTACTCGATGATCCCGACCCGGTTCTCCAGTCATTATAGTTATTCTTCCATATGAGTTTCGAGCCGTCTGTTTGATTGGAGTTCTTTACCCTCATGCTTTCCCAGTAATAACCCGTGCACCATTTTTCACTGGTTGAAGATGTGTCAATCGTCCATGAAAACTTTGTTGTTCTTGTCCCTGTCAATGATGCAGAAGCACCCGGTTTATCTGGAGTTTTAATTTCATATGTTTTTGTTACAGTGTCGGACGCAGTCGGCTTAAATGTTGTTTCTTTTTTATCGTTTTTGTTTATTTTCTTTTTATAAGATTTTCTTGTTCCTTTTACTGCAAAAGAAAACGCAGTAATCTTGGCCGGAACAGACAATCCCCTCGGCGGGTTACTTAAGTTAATGGTTTTGCTTTTTGTTTTAGCTCCAACCTTAACGGCAACCCATTTGCCACTATTATTAAGCCTGCATTTAAACGTCTGACCCGCACCATAATCCGTATCGCCAATCTTCCATGTACAGGCAAACTTCATTCCATCTCTGGAAATAGACAAACCGCTAGGCTTTTTTGTTTTTGGCGTAGTGTCTACTTTTTTCTTTGCCATTATGCCATCCTCGCTTTCAACCGCATCTGCCTAACCGCTTTATTCGCCCAGTTCTCAGGATTTTCCGCACCATCAACTGTAATATTCCAGTAATTCGTGATGTTATCAGACGATCTGGAAGTGATGCCATTATCTCCTACAGAAGAAACAACTGTGTCTGTGCCAAAATCCATACCATCATCAAAACCGCCCACAAGTTCATCATTGATATCGCTCATTGCATCATCAACAACAGGTATAGAATCTGTGATACCCAACGCCATACCAAGACCAATCATTTTACCGACTTTGTCACGGAATAGCTTTGATGGGGACTTGATTCCTAAAAGCGACTTTGCCGCATTAAATGCTGCTCTTGCTGCTGAAGCAGCCGCAGAAACAATTGCGCCAGCACCCGCACGAATTCCGGCAGCAACACCGTTTACGATATTAGAGCCAACAGACCCCCAGTTTACACTTGTAAAACTGGACATCATGGAACGAACTCCGCCAGCAATTGCACTCAGAATCTTTGGTATTGCCTGAATGATACCGGCGGCAATCTTACCCACAAGCGCAATGCCTTGCTGTAGGAACTGCGGAAGATTCTGCGCTATTCTTACGATAAGTTGTCCAAGCCCTGTTCCCATAGCACTCAAAACAGCAGGAAGACCCTGTATAATACCATTTGCAATGCGTCCGACCATTTCAACGCCCTTCTGCAAGAACTGTGGCAGATGCTGCATAATGTATGAAACAATTCTAGTAAGAATACTAAAGAAAGCTGTAATAGCCTGCGGCGCATTTGACATGATTCCAGTTGCAAACTTCTCTACAATCTCAGCACCTTTCTTCAATACATTGCCAATATTCTTAGTAATGCTATCAAGAATCTGTTCAATGGTCATATCTCCAGTAATTCCAACCATACTGATTATAGATTGAAACCCTGTTATAAATGCCTGAATAATCTGAGTGGCAAATCCAGCCCAGTCCATGGAAACAATTGTCTGTATAATAGTTGGTATTGCCTCGATTAACGCCTGTACAATGCTAGGCAACGCCTGTACAAGTCCCAGCACAAGCTGAGTAGCCGCCTGAATCAATGGCGGAAGAACCGTTTGGATTAATCCCGGAAGCTTCTCCGTTATAATTGGGGCAACCCGCGTAATGAGTTCTCCTATTCCAGACAATGCCTGCTCAACAACAGGAAGAACATTTGTCATTACTGTTTCAGCAGAGCTAACAACGTTATCAACCAAAGAACCGATATCAGCATCTGCATCCCCCAACCCGGAAAGAAGATTTTCCCATGCACCTTTCAGCATTCCAAGAGAACCCTCTACGGTTGAAGCCGCTTCCCTTGCTGTCGTGCCTGCGATACCTTGTTTCTGCTGAACAAGATCGATAGCTGTTACAATATCTGAAAAACTATCTATGGATAAATCAGCCGCCTGACCATTTGCCGCAGCATATTCATTGGCGTCTGCAATCAGACGCTCCATTTCTGACTTCGTTCCACCATATCCAAGCTTCAAGTTATCAAGCATGGTATAGTTCTGCTTTGCAAAACCTTGAAAAGCATTCTGGATATTTCCGATATCTCCACCAAACGTATTGAAGTTATCAGATATAGCACGCATAGCAACGTCTGTCTGATTAGCCGCCGCCTGTGTATCTCCGCCAAGGGAATTAATTAAAGCTGCAGAAAAAGATGTAGCGGTTTCCATGTACTGGTTTGCAGACATGCCCGCTGTTTTGTATGCATTTTTAGCATTCTCAAGAACAGTATTCTGTGCGTTCTCAAGGGCTTGCCATTTACCGCTTGCCTCTTGCACAGATTGCCCCACACTTGCAGCATATTCCTGTACCGACATACCCATATTTCCGTAGAGTTTCTGTACGCCGCCCACAAGCTGCTGCTGTTCAGCGAATCCCGATACGGCAGATTTTGTCATAAATCCAACCGCAGTTGCCGCCGCACCCAACGCAACGGATGCAACTTTGCCTGCAGTAGTAAGTCCCTGCTTAACATTATTCGCAAATTTCTGCGTTTTTGTTTCTTCCTGATCTAATTTTTCTTCATACCCTGAACTATCAAGGTCTATAGTCGCCATTAGGTCAAATACATCCATACGCTATTCCTCGCTAAGTTTGCGCAACCCTGATTTAACATGGTCTATGATTTCCTCAGACGTTCTTGTTTCCTCGACCTCGTATATTAAGTCGTAATATCTTCTGTCTAGTTGTCCAATTGCCTTTAAGGCATCCGTAATATAAAGACGGTACATACGATCACGCTTATCCAATTCAAATCGTGACTGCATGTACCGTATAAAGGGCTTTATTTTGTTACGGTTGCCTCGGTACTCTCCGTAGCAGAGCCAGAAGCATTCCCTTCCTGATTCTGACCCTGCGATGAAAAAACCATCTGTACGTCAGGGTCGTTCAGTAACTCTATTAATTTCAGCGGCAGTGTTACCAGTGGCGGATTATATTTATCTGGATTTTCCCCATCGAGAATTGCCAATATCTTCAATACTGCCTTTTTGTGATCTTTAATCGCTGCTTTGATCGCCAATAGTTTTTGTCCAGATCTTATTAACTTCACCACATTTTCGTCAGTCATGATCTCGGCAGCGGGTTCAAGAATGTCAGCCAAAACGTCAAGAGCCTGTTCTCCCCTGACTTCAGATAGTTTTTTCATAAAGCCCTCCTTTTACTTTATGATGTTGCACCAGTTGCGCCTTCTGATCCTTCATAAGAATAAAATTCCATCGGAACAACATTCTGTGCGGAAATAGATACGTG